TACAGGCAAAGGGGACGTCACTGCTGTAGGAATTTTCCCCTCAACTGTAGATGAAGTGGGTAGCCGAGCACCAGGCAATGACGTCCTGATGCTGATCACTCCGGGGCCCGTCACTGCGGTTGTAGACCCGGATGGGTCAACTCCTGTAGTTACCGCTGCCCCCACGGGCTTGATGTCCACCGTAGACATCAACCTGTTCCCTTTTGAACCGGTTGCAACGGGGCAGAAAACCATCATCTTTGGTGGGAACCTCACCACATTTGCTGTTCCTGGGCACATCCTGGAGCTTGGGGGCAGTCCCTACACCATCAGCAATGTCGAAATGACTGCAGATGGTGCCCACACCAAGATCACAGTCACAGGTGGTTTCCGCCAAAACTACTCTGTAGCTTTGCAGCCAACGGTGAAGCTCTCCTATCGTCCGATCTACCCGCCAGACACCAGGGATTTTTTTGGGGTGGGCCCAGTATTGGATACGGAGGCTTTCGAGCTTGTGCTCTACGGGGAGCTGCTTAACGGGGTTGAGCAACCCGGTCGCACTTTGACCTCCGGTGTAGATTACGACCTGGATGCCTCCACGGGCAAACTCCGACTCATGGCTCCTTTGCAGAGTCCTTTGCAGCCGAACCAGTCGCTGTTGCTCAGTTTCACCAAAGTCCGGGCGCTGCAGCCTTTCATTCAGAATGGGATGCCTGTTATCCCCCGCTATTACGCAGACTTCCTGTATGTAGCGACTCCAGATGAGCAGAATGGTTTGTTGGGAGGGGAACTGCGGGGGACTTACACTTTTTCCAATCCAGATTCTTTCTATTTCCGTGCCGTGCGAATGGCTCAATTCATGGGGGAGATGGCTTCCGAAGCCGTGGCGGAAATCTCCAGCAAGCAACCAGCTGGTGGTCCTATCCTGCCGGCTCCTGGTTCACACAACTGGGAGCATGGGCGTTTCGGGCTGCTTGGTGAGCGCAAACGACTTCTCAACAAGGACAGGGTGGCTCGCACCTTCCTCGATTTCTACAACTCCACAATCCAAAGCTTCGAGCAGGTGCTGGAGACCATCGATGGTCGGTTCATCGGAGACCGGGATGGCAAGTTTCGGTTCTGGGTGGGATACGGCAAAGACTATCCGACCCCGGGCTATGAGGATGGTATCACCGGATTGCTCAGTCCACGTAATGTGTGGGCTGAGGTTTACAGTGACGAGCTGCCCAGTTCTCTTGATCTGACTGTGCTGACCACCGACTGGGTGGTGGAGCCAGCCTCCGTAGCACTTTCCAGCGGGCAACTGGCGGGCACCTTGATGGATCCCAACAGGTTGGACAGCCTGTTGGTCAAACAGGGGACGCTAGTCAAGAATGATGTAGATGATGTGATGCTGGTGCGCCTGGGGCGGGCTCAGCTATATCGGTCTATTGTGGCTCCCTATTACGGGATGCACGCCAAAGGAGTGTTTTCAGCCAGATACGAACAGCATCGATTTTCCCGACTGTTCCCGACACTCACGAAAGCTTTCTTGCGAACCATGCCTGGGGTGGGCGCTGACCCAGACACCAACGATCCTGGGGTGTACACCTGGGGCAGGATGATCGACGGACATCAGTCCAGCACCCATGGGAAAACCATTGGGCAGCTCTCGAATCCCGTACTGGATGAGATCCACCAAGTCCAGAATGTAACCCTGAACCGCAGGCGGGCACGGGCTCGTGTTTGGGAGTATTTCCCGACCGGAATCACAGCTGGTGCTTTCAACGGGGGAGGATCGCCAGCGATCAACGTTCCCTGTTTGGTTGCCGTGGCAACCCCGTTGTCGGAGGTTCTGGTCAACCCATCTACTGGGTTCCCAGAGAATTCCGTGTTCCTGTCTGCCGGTGGCGATGTGCCAGATCTGGTTACGGGTGACCCAGAGCTTGCGCTCCCAGGATTCCTTACCGGGGATCAATTGAATTGGGGGCAACCTGACGGGTTGTCTTACCCGGCATACACGAATGTCCTTATTACTATCAATGGCACACCCAGTCTGACCGGGCTGTTTGTTCGGCAAGTACTGTATGGATGTGTGCTTACATTTCAGGACAAGGACGGCAACTCTATTACAAGTGCCTCGCATGTTCTAGTTGGCACAGCCAGGGATCAAGGTACCCAGGCGGACGCTTTCCCCATCCTTATGGGGGATACCGTGTATGTGGGCCCTCTCACGGGCACTAACGCCTTGCCTGATCCACCTGATCTGCTCATGATGCGGGATCTGCTTCGCACCAATGATGCCTACCGTACTGGTACGGATTTCGCTGTGAAAGTTGATGGCAGCCTTGTAGACAAGACGCTGCCCTCAGTGGATGATCCATCCTGGTTGGCACTCAAAGAGCTGACGGTTCAATGCCCACCAGACCCGCTAAGCACCCTACAAGGGGTGGTCGAGTTTGGGTACGACCTGGACACTCCTCTGGAAATCCCAGCCCTGCTGGGAGGGTTGCAGGATGACTCCGGGGACTACCAGCTGCCTTACCTGCGATCCAGCAACACAGAGCTGGATCGCCTCGGAGGTTGCAATCAGGGACTCTCAGGGATCTTGTCGGCACGCACTCCTTTTGGCTACTTTGTGTACCCGGATGAGATCCTGGGGAATGATGGTGTTGTGAATGATGCCGCTGGGACCTTGCCAGCGACGTTGCTCACGGCGTCCAACATTTTCCCTGGAGCCATCACTTTCGGTACCGGGGACATTGCACAATACGACCTGCTGTTGATGCAAACAGAGGTGGGGAATGGTCCCTTCACAACAGCTGGTGGACCCGTGTCTGGGCCACAAGGCATTCTGACTGTAGGTGAATGCTCCACAGTACTGGGTCCCGTATCCTTGCTGGAACCACCGCGCTTTGTGTCACGCACCAAGGCACCTGCCTGGCCCTCAGCTGTCACAGGAGATGTTGTCCGCTATCAGATCGACAACGCCATGAGCTATGTGGATGGCTTGTATGGGGGTACGCCTCAGACACCACCAGTACCGGATGGTGTGATCATTCGGGAAACGGACACGGAAGTCATTTTGACTTTCACGGGTGCCTCTGCCTTGGAGCTTACCTCGGATGGGGTCACGGTTGGTCTCGGTAACCTCAACGACATCATCAAGAATGCCGCCGGAGTGGTCAACAACGTTCTGACGATTGATATCCTTTCACGCCCGGATGTGGTTGTCGTAAATGGACCCTCCCTGCCTTTGCCTTCGCAGGGGGCTAACAACTACATTGCATTGTCTATCATCCTCACGGGGAACTCTGCTCAGTTTGTGGACTATGATGGTGGTTCTGTTACCATCGTGACGACTCCCGTTTTCGGTGCCCCTGGGGTTCAACAGATCCTCATTCCCAAACCTGCCGCTCCGACTGTGATCAATTGGGGCCCCGCACCAGGCACCCCGGATCAGTGGTTTTTGCCCTATGCGGCGTTTTTGCCTGTTCGGCAGACGCTTTACGGGCTCGAGTTCGTGATGGGCTTGAGCACCCGTTATCCAGGAGAATCCCAGACCGCTTGGATTGGCACGGATCGCTTGACTTTCAATGAAGTTTGCGATCTGAGCTTTGCCAAGCCAAGGGGCTATGTGCATCCTCTGTCTGGCGAATCCTGGGAAACTAAACTGGTGGTGTACGAGTACACCGTGGGTCTGACGGCAGGAACGGATGCCCGTTGCAGTTTGCCCATGTACAGTAATGGTCTGGATGGGTTGGGCAATCCAATTCCCTTTACTTTTGTGCCTCGGATGGATCTGACTACTGTGGGGTACTGGCAGCCCCGATTGGCTGGCCCGCACACTCTGGAATGTGGGCATCTGAAAGTGATGGGGTTGGAGGGCTATGATAACACACCCATCACCACGGTCAGTCCGGCAACATTTTCTGCCGTGCCTTCTTCCATAATGGATGAGACAGGCAACTATATTTGTCGTGGCTCCGGAGTGACGGGCAGCAAATTCAACACGGACATTGCTGCCGCACAAGTTATGTGGGACAACCGAGTTACTGGGATTGCGGTAACCTCGGGTGCCGTCCACACTGTGGTTCCAGGGGATGTCCTGATCGTCAAGTCGTCCACGAATCTGAATCATCCTGCTACCGTGGAAGCAGGCACCTACATCGTCAAGCATGCCGTGGAGGCAACCACTCCATTCGACTTCAAGCAGGTCATTCCAACTACGGTGGCGGGGCAAGAGAAAGGGTGGTGCCCTCTACATTTCCCCACAACTGTAGCCTTTGACTCAGGGACTAACCTTTTGACTATTTCTGACCTGGCTCCTGTTCGAGGGGGGACGACGGTCAGTGGCAAATCCTGTGGTTTCTCCATCACCTATGGTGCTTTTCCTCGAGTGTACGTCATTCGCAATCTAGCAGGTTTGGCGTCGACAGATGCTACCATCTGGCAAAACTCCGTAATCAGTGCCCGCTACACGTTGATCACGTCTCCTGGTACCAGTGATCTGGCGTATTTCACGCTGACTGACTACCAGGATGCCAATGCTGCGGCGCTCACAGCGGCACAGTTCGAGGCTTTGCTAGACAAACCCTACCAAGTGTCTGGAATGCGTTATTGGCCCGTCAATGTTTCGGGGGCAGAATATGGGCTCCCCGAGAACAACTGTGTGGGTTTTGATAGTGACGGTGTGCTTCCTCCGCCTGGTGATCCATATGCCATCTATGGCTTTCACTGGTTGACGTTGTACCCTCCGTCACCGCTGTTTGATGCAGCCCCACTTTTGTTTGGTGGCAATGCCGTACTGCCTGCACCACCTCCTGGAGTGCCACAGGCTTACCCCATTCGGAAAGCGCCCGCTGCTGATACGGTAGTTCCGGGGGCTTATACTGTCATTTCAGGTCTGCAGCTGTTTCAAGCGGATCCTTTGGCACCCGTGTACCCATGGGTGGTCTACGCCATGTACATGGGTAACCTCACGGATGCCCGCTGGAATGAGCTAAACATCCCAACAGGTTCCTATGGGGACCCCGCAGTGACACCGGCAATCACTCCGGAAGTTAGCTGTGTTCTTCCAGGAACCACTTTGACATTGGGGAACGAATGGGAGCCTGTGGCTGGTGCTGAGGGACCCACGGGATTTTGGGCGCAGGGTGGCATTTTCCTGGAGCCCTCAGTACCACGAACTTGCCTTAATCTGGATGCCCCACATGCTCACATCGTAGATGCCTCCCACGTCCTTCCCAACCCGGCGCTTGGTGGTACTGATGATTGGGACCGTGAAATCGGGATGCGGAACATCAAAGAGTACGACCCCACAGGGGCTGGCACTTTCAGTGATCCGGACGAGATCACCTTTGAGGTGAGGAGGATTCGTCGTTTCCATACATCAGAGGTAGCCCTGAATTTCCAGGCACTTCGTTATGCCTATGAGATTCGCAGAGGCTTCATTTCCCTGTACTCGACATCCAGCCAGCAGCGGGGTGCTGTTGAAGCTTCCCAGTTCACCATGAACTGGACATCACCAGTGGGAGGAGTCAAGGCGCAGGATGTCTGGGATGATGGCACGGGGCCTCATGATGGAACGAACCTGGGGCCCTTCACCAGCGAGGATGTTAACATCCATGCCGGGGATGTATTCCGATTGCTGGACGAAAACGGAGCCCTGCTGGACAGCGTGGAGATCTCATCTATCACGAGCGACTCCACCTTGAAGCTGGCTCCTCCGGGACTGACTTACACTGACCCTCTCAATCCTGCACTGGCAGGCTACCGATTCGAGATCTATTTGAAGCAAACTCCGGTGCCCCATGAGCAATCCAATGAGCAGCTATTGGATCTCATCACCACCAGCGTGGTAACCTCGACCAACGCCACCTGGGCAGCAGGCACGGGGGAGAAAGGTGGTTACGTTCCGGATCTGACTGGCGGGGATGCCTACTCTGATGTGGCAAACCAGCTTAGCGATGATCTAAATGCTGATGGTGGTACCAGCACTTTTGCCGCCTTGGGTGTTAGGAAAGGTGACATTGTGCTGGTAGACCCAGTGGGTAAGATCCCCCGGGTCACGAGTTTGCCCACTGTGCAGGAGCAGGGAGTCCGTCCCTTGGGGGATCTTGGAGTGCTCCCAAGGGCAGAATTCATTGCCAGGTCTCCGGATCGAGGACTTGATGACAACCGGGGATTTTATCGGGTTGCCCAAGTAGTGGACAATCCATCTACACCAGGAGCCAAGCCTTACCTGCAGCTGAATCCAGTGACCTCTTTCACGGGGGATGAGACCACACCAGTGATGTTTGACGGTACGGATGCCTCCCGTGCTTATGCCGTGTATCCTACGATCACGGATTCGCTGCTGCGTCAGGCTCCTTATCCTGATCCTGGTCCCGGGTTGCGTGTTGAGGGACAGATGGACTTGCGTCCTACCCGAGTACGGGATGCCGTGACCAAGTCTTTCCGGGATCGGGGGGATGCTTTCATTGGGCACTCGATCCGCCCCTTCTCCTACAGAATCATCCGACCCTCTGCTTTGTTCTCAGATGAGGCTATTGATCTTGTGCTAGCCATGCGAGAGCGGATGCTCTCTTTGATCGAGTTGTTGCAGTCGATGACCTCGGGCTTCAAGACTGGGTCATACTTCATTTTCCAGCGGGATGAGCACTGTGGGGATCTGGGGGATACCCTGAATCCGCTTCTTGGCTTGGGGGTGCCTTCTAACGCCTTCATCAATTTGGTGCAGGGGCAGTTGGACACTACGCCCTATCTCAATAACGAGGGCTGTCTGTCGTTGCTAGATCGTCGGTTCTGGATTCTGGATACCCGGCTAGATTCGTTGACCTATGATTCCTTGACAGGTGGAATGAAACTGGCAGGCGGTGGAGATACACCATACACTGCCTACAATGACATCACAGGTGGTCTTGTGCGTCCCGTGGAGCCTGACCGTATCACAGATGTCCTTGACAACACGGATCAGTTCCGTCCCGTGCGCTACGTGTGGTTGTCCTATCGTACTCACAAGACTCTTGGAACATTGGCATCCATCGCCCTCTTTGACAAGGATCTGCCCAAGAGATTGGCTGAGCAGAAAGCTTCCATGCTGGTGAGGGCATCCCTGGAGAAAGTATGAGCACCAAGGACATCAAAGAGGATCTGAAGCAACAGGGTTTGAAACCAGGGGATTGGACTGAGGTTCAGCAGAAACTCTTGCCTGGTGCGACTGCGGGTCAGGTCGAGGCTCTGCTCAAGTTGCGAGCCGTTCTGGAAGAGCTTGTTGCAAAGGACCAAAAAACCGTAGCCGGGCTGCGAGAGCAGGTCGCTCGGTTGCGGCACGGTGGGGGTCGCTGATGGAAGGTCAGTGGGGGACACTCACCATTGAGGTTCCGGATTTCCTTCAGGATGTGCGGGACAGCATCAACAATGTTGCTGAGTTTCTGGTTGCCGTCTTGGACATCGCACTCACGGCGCTCAACTTTGTAAAGACCTTCTTGGTCGGATACCTCAATCCTATCCTGGCACTTGTGCAGGCAATCATCAACGAGATCAATACCCTACTGCAGAACTTGCGTCAGATGGGGGTCTACATCACAGGGGACTGGGGGTTGCTGACCTATCCCTATGAGGATTTGAAGGGTGGCTTTGCCGAGTACGAGCGGAGGATGATCAGCCGCTTGACTGATCGATCAGACCCCACACGCCCGGATTTGACAGCAGACGTTTCTGTGTTCAGCATTTTTTTCTATCTGTCTGCTACATCTAACGACATCAGTAGGGTGCGCTCCCTTTCCGATCAATCCACTCAGGTGAATGTTCCCGTTATCGATCCCCTCATTGAATTCGTGCTCCAGCTCATGGCATACTTCAAGCAGGCGTACACAGCCCCTGGTGGGCAGCCTACTCCTCAGCTAACCAATGTTGGCTACGGGACGGATGCAGTCAGCATCCTGCACCCATCCTCCATTGCTGCCTCTTTTGATAGTGATGTGACCGCAGCTAGTTTGGCTGAGGTGCGCTGGACATTGCGTCCGACGACTGCTCGCAATCCCTATGACATCATTCCACCTTTGCCTCCTGGGGGGTTTATCGTAACGATTTCCACTTTGCCCGAAGGGCTGAAGGTGGTGTACGACCGTTCGCAATCCAATGCTGATCTGAAGAAGCCCATTGGGGGCTCAATGTCCCAGCCCAGAGAATACGATGCCGTCAGGGTCAATGGAACTGGGCAGCCCCTGGTACTTTATGGCGGGGACGACATGATCAACCTGCCATCAACTTTGACCTACAATGACTCCATCGACACATCTAAGACTCCGCCCATTGTCAAGCCGGGTAGAACCCGCATCTATGGCGTCCGGATGACAGGGGATGACTCGATCATTCCATTGGAGCAGCTGAAACAGGGTGACGATTATCTCCTCCAGCGCACCTATTACAGTCCTGTTACGACATCCTTGGATGGCTGGGCAGCGGGGGAATTTTCTTTTGTGCTTGATGCTACCCAGATGCCTTACGAAGCGAAAGTAACTAGCAACGGGGACGGTACCTGGAGTCTGACAAAGGCAGGTCGAGCCGTCAATCTCTATGTTCGAGTAGCGGTTTGCTCCTCAGCTATTGCCTCGGCTGAGAACTTCGTCTGGGACTTCGAGAACGTTGACGGCACGTCGGATAATACAACGCAGCCAATCCTGATTGCTCCTGCTACAGGGGTGAGTGCTACCGAGGTGGGTACTTTTTCAGATCCCATCAAAGTGACATTCCCAAATTCTAACACGAATGAATATCTGAAGGCAGTGCAGACGGCGCTGGCAGTACTGGTGCTGAGCCGACCGGATCTCGTACCCGTAGATGACATCAAGGGTACAATCCCCGAAGACATCTACCAGGATCTGATGTCAGGCAACCGAGTCATGGCGGGCTTAGCAAAGGCTCGAAGTGGGCTGGAGCCCTACCGGCATCTAGCTGGAATGATCTACGAGGACTACCGGAAAGCCATTGAGGAGCGCAACGTTGACCCTACGGTTGCTCGTAAAGATCTGCTTCAACGAATTGGTCGTGTCACCAGGGACTTGTACAACCTCACGGGACCAATGCCTGAGATCGAAAAGTATGTGGTTGAACAAACCGAGTATTTGCGGACTGTAACGTGGGGGACACTACTGACGGGCACCTCCGTGGAACTTAGCACGGTTCCCGTGGGGATTCGGCAAGCAACTATCTTGCAGTCCCTGGATGTGGATACATCCGCTGGATCAGATCCTAACTACGGTCTGGCACTCAACCCTTACAGCGCCAATCTAACTGAGGATCGTGCACAAGAGGTACTGCTTGTCCCGGGGGTGCTTCAGGACAGAGCACCTCAAATGTTTGAATCATCCTTGAATGCCCCTGAGAAAGATTGGGACATCACTTTTGAGGCAGACCCAACAGAGGCACAGCGTCTGACCACCACGGGGCCTATGGTGCTCCAGCAGACCTATCAGAAATTCATTCAACCAGATGGTTCCCTCAGTGTGCCGGCTGAGTTTCAGGCACGGTTGCAATTGACTGCCTCGGCAGCTGGCAAGGTGGGGTCTGCGGATCTTTCTCCAGTGTTTGTGATTGATGCCGGTACCTTGACATCCACTGTGGATTCAGCCCCTAGTAATGCAGGGATGCACTACTGCCGTAGTTTGCTGGCAACCCATGAGGAGCTTTTCCAGCAGACCGGGATTGCTCTGGGACTGGCAAGTTCAGCCATGCGACGTCCGCTGTCGGATGGAGCCTGGATCAACATCCGATTCTTCGACATGTATCCCTCGATCGAGGATTACCTGGGGACTGTGCTGGACTGGATGGAATCCATTTCCCGTTCCCTTGAGGGAATTGTCGATCGGATTCTACGCTACATTGAGTTCATTGAGGCTCGCATTGTAGACCTCCAGCAGTTGATTCGCCGGATCAATGCGTTGCTCCAGTCTTTGCTTGGGCTGGCATTTCAGATCCCTCAGTGCTCAGCTTTGTTCCTAGTCTCTAATGGCACCTATGGTGTGTTAGGGGATCTGGTGTCAGCGGAGAACAAACCACAGGACAGCCCCCTATCTTATGGGGCTGGGATTGCTGTGCTGTTCCCTGCGGGGCCAGCCTGGTTCCTAGATCTGATCAAGATGCTTATGGTCAGTGATCCTAGCAATCCACAGATCGGACAGTACCTGGCGGCTCCAACGCTCAGTATTCCAGGAATCGGAGGGGAACCTGTAGTGCCCCCAGCCGATCCTGAACCCGATGTCCTGTGAGGTGAAAAATGTCCTCCTTTGACAAGCTGAGTGTATGGCCCGTTGGATACTTTCGGGCTTACTCCTCATGGTTGCTCCAGAATCGCAGGGACGTTTCTGCCCGAATTGCCACACTCAATGCGGAGTTGGAGCGCATTGGTCAACTGAAGGTTACCTACCTCAGTACCGAGGTGGAGGGTCAACCTCGTAAGACCGAGGAACGTGTAGGGATTTCGGTAACACACAACTCCTCTTTGGGGAGATTGCTTCAGGCTTACGTTGCCAATGGGGGAAACCCATTGAACATTTCGTCTTTCATGTACCCGGATTGTGTGGAGGTACTAGAAGCAGAGGATGGGGAGCCCACCAAAACTTCTGAGGTGTACCCTCATGCTGGGGTTTACGCCCCTCAGTCTGCGAACCCCAATGAGCCTACGCAGAGTGGGGAGAAAACAGGGTACGGACCTTATCAGGGTGGCTTTATCAGATCTGATCGCTATTTCCCTGCCCGTCAAGGCGGGAGGGTGAGTGCCGGTGCCTATGATGCTGATGGTATTGTGCGTACAATGCACCAGATCCGAAGCTGGGCTAACCAAGAGATCAAGGAAAGGCTTCAAGACATAGAATGGAGAATCGTGAAACTCGCAGATTTGCGGGAGCAGCTTACCCAGGAACGAGATGCCGTGCTGGCACAAGCGTTTGGTGGCTCCCTGGATTGCATGGGCAGCATTGATACCTCCAGGATTGATCCAGGGCTGTTGATGCAGAATCTTGTGCAGGATCTGTATAACCTGATCTATGAGATGGACCCTACTGGAAGGGTGATTTCGTTCAAGGCTAACAACAACGTTGGTTTCCTGAAGTTCACTTTCCCTGATCTACCCTCGGAGCTTCGAGATCCGCTGGGTTGCTGAGCGTTGTCCTGCCTATACGGAACGCTCCTGTGAGAGGAGTGTCATGGCACGAGATTTTCAACTTGCCTGGGCTTGCCCACATCTGACCATCGAAGAGGTGGTTCAGCTAGGATCTGATCGGCGAACGTTGCCGACCAGGCAGCCCGTTGGTAACTCAGGGACAGTTCGCATTCTGGTCAACGACGACACCAGGCTGTTTGTTCCGCAGAGTGGCTTGTACTCCTCGGCAGATCTTTCAGGTGCCATCTCGGGACCTTTTGATCTGGTTTCCGGAGAAGACTCTCTCACGGTGGAAACCTCACTGGGTACTCAAACAGTGTCCTTTGGGGTGCAAACCGCTGCCCGTTTCACAACGGATCAGATCATCAAGCGGATGCTGTTCACGCAGTTCAACGTGGCAACGGTCACCAATACTAATGGTTCACTGCGCTTCAGCGATCTGCAATCGGTGGGGTTGAATTCCTTTGTGCGCTTGAGCGGTACGGCAGCCGTTCGCTTGGGTTTTGGTTCTCCAGGCTTGTCAGATCGTCAAAGGGGAGCCCAGGGACAAATGCTGTTTCCTGGATGGCGGCTCTACAAGAGAGAAGACGACATCGTCAATCGCTACCCCAAGTTTGACTACCCCGTGAAAGGTAATCCGATTTTCAAGGTCACGTACACCGTGCCTCCCTCTCGATGTCTGCGCTGTGGGGGCACCTATGTAGAGAATGACATCCGTTTGGATGAGGGCGGGCAAGCCATTCTTATCCAGGATGAGAATCTGCTCTATCAGGCGGCGCTCAAGATCCTGCTCACTGAGAAAGGAAGCAATCCCTATCAGCCTTGGTATGGGACTCAGCTCAAGTCCCGAATTGGTTCGAAGGCAATCTCGGGTGTGGCTGCACTCATCAGTGAGGATGTGCGTCGGGCATTAGCTCGGATGCAGTCATTGCAAGAGGAGCAAGCCAAGTATCAGCAGGTGACTCTGAAAGAGCGCCTGTACTCCGTGAAGTCTGTCCAGGTGTACCCTCACGCTCAGGACCCGACTACTTACATGATTGATGTGACGGTGCAGAATGCCGCTGCCTCACAAATCAACCTGTCTATTGTGTTCACGGTTCCCTCGGTAGTTGCCTTGATGGGAAGCAACGGGCTCATGCTGGGCCCGCAGCCAACACCATTGCAAATCTCGACTCCGTCTGTGTTGAACCTGAACAGGAGCTAGAATGGCGACCAAGGCTCCCCAGTTTCTCGGACCCGATAATGTGCTCCGGGAGCTATTCAATTTCACGACCGATGTCTCGTCCCGATTTTTCAACGGGACCATGGACGCTGACACCGTGGACATGCTGGTGTCTGTCCGGGGCAGTGCTTTTACTTCCAGCCCCGACGTCATTCTCTTTGACGGAACCTCTTTCACCATTCCCAACCCGTCAGCTTATCCAGCTGGCTTGCAGCTGTTCCCGGGCATTAACCGAGTCGAGGTCAAGTCCGTACTTACTTCTGGGGTGACGACATCTTCAGGGGTAGCTGAAGCCACCCTATCTCTTGAGCGGGATGTGCGCTCCGATGTTTTGCCCCCGACCGGGATCTTTGTTGAGCGTCAAGACCAAACAGTTCAGATCAACGTCACGGGATTGGATGATACGAACGTAACTGGGTACAATTTCTATGCCTCCACTGAACCCGGTGGGGGACTGGTCGGCTATCATCAGATCAACATTACTCCTGTCATTTCTGGCTCTACGGTAGAGACGGACAGCATCCTGGGGGAGCTGACCGTTGATGCTAACGTTGCCGTAGATAGCAATGGCAATCCTGCATCGGATCCGCTCTATCTGCACCTTACAGGAGACGAGGAGAGTCCAGGCGGAACAGTTTTCCAAACGGACTTCAATCAGACGGTAGAAATTCCGTACAACGTCACCCAGATCAAAACTACGATCCAGGTCAATTCGGTTCAAACTTCAACGCAGTACTCGTTTGTGCATGACAGAAGGGCAACTCCTTCCACAACGAATCCCGCCATCCCCAATGCAGACTTCAACACATTGCTGGACACGGATCCTCTCTACTATGTGGTTTCTGCCATCTATTTCATTGACGGGGTCGAGTATGAGTCCTCTTTGTCACCAGAGGTGGCTGCCTCACCCCTAATCGTGACGCCCTCTGTGGCAGCTTTGCCACTTGTGTCCAGGCAGCAGATCATTCGTGACACGGTTCTGTCCATTTTTCGTTCACATCCTGAGCTGGATGTGAAGCCGGGTGCCGTGCTTCGGGATACCTTCATTGATCCTTTCGCCACTGAGGCTGAACGTATCCGATTCATCATTGGGTTTATGCAGGCTGCGGACTCTTTCACTACATTACTGACCATTGATGATCCAGATGGCTCAGGTACCTCCGTGCCCGTCAGTCAGTCACCCTACAAAACTGCCTTGAAGCAAGCCTTTTTCCTTAATGATGACACCTCAGTTCAAAACATGATCGACAATGCTTTTGATCAATTGGCTGCTCGGCGGGGGGTGACCCGGGAGCCAGGTTTCCGAGCCAGGGGTTCAGCCACAGTTTATGTAACCAAACGTCCTACAGTGACTCAATTTGTGCCCATTGGGCAGGTGGCGTCCACGGGATCTGTAAGATTCCGGTTGACCTCCTCAGCCAGCCTTTCACCCACTGGGGCTGGAGCCACTTACAATCCGGCGACTGGTAGGTACTCCGCCCAGGTGTTCATTCAGGCAGAATCTCCTGGTGAGGCAGGAAACGTAGCTGCGGGTCAGGTGAAGTTCCTGGTTGACGGTCCCTCTGGGGTGCTGGTTTCCAATGATGCCGCTACGTTCGGGGGGCGCAACTTCGAGTCCAACCGTGATCTGGCTGTACGGGCGGATGGCGTGCTCTCAGGGGTGGACGCTGGCACGTACCGAGGGTACACCCGCACGGTTGTGGATGTACCCGGTATTCGGCAAGCTGTAATTGTGGATGCCGGGCATGCATTGATGATGCGGGATCGTAATCCTGACAATGGCAGGCATGTTGGTGGCAAGGTGGACATCTGGGTTCGAGGGGATGTAGAGGCAACAGTTACAGATACCTTTGCCTTCAGTTTCGAGTCCGTCATCAGCGGTCAATTTGAGCCCGTTGGAAACATTGCGAATCTGCGTTTCCGAGCCGTGAACACGGCTGTCAGCGCGGACAATCCTTTGATTGAGATGCTCAATATCCCAACTTGGAATCTGGAATTTGTGGATGCCTCTACGGGCAAGGTCTTTGACCTGACCAATGTGACGATTGAATCCTATGACACAATTCTGCTGGATTCATCTTACAATGATACTGTCAATGTCCATTTGACGGATGTCTTTCGGGGGAGCTACAGATTCCGCACCTCGAACAGGTATATCTTCAATCGTCAGCCCGTTTCCGAAATCCTATCTTTGGTGGGCACCATTTCGGGGACAGTCTCTAGTACTGAGTATGAGTTGTTCCAAGGGAGTGACCCATTGGAGTTGGGTCACTCCACGGAGTCCGGAGATTATCTCCAGGTGATTCAGTCAACGGGCAGCACAATCCCATCGTCTCAACCTGTGGTGGTGACTGGAGAGAGTCATGTGCTTCTTGGGGGCACCGAGTATCTGTTGAGCTTGGGTACAAATCCCTACACGGTGCACATCTACAACCTTGACCGATCTGTGGAGTATCGGGGGCCTTATCATCCTGCCAGTTTGGGAACCAAGGACTTCACTTTTGTGGCGGAGTCCGGAAGCACGCCCCTTGGTTTTTTGCTTACCTCGGGCTCCAGAATGACGGTTGGTCAGACAGTGCTGGTGGACTACGAGCACGATGAGAACCTGACGGTGACCTACATCTCCAACACACTGGTTGGAGTTGCCCAGAATGCTGTAGACCAGATGCGGCATGTTACTGCGGACGTTCTGGTGAAAGAGTCCCTTCAGGTAGGGGTGAATATTACGGCTACTGTTGTGGTAAGGCGTAATCAGACCATTGCCGCTGTAGACAGTGCCTTGAGGACGGCATTGGCTAGGTATTTCGGGCGTCTGAACATGGGACAGCCCTTGCGGCAAGCGGATGTCATTGATGTGATCAAGAGCACCCTAGGTGTGTCTTACGTGGTGGTACCTCTCACGAACCTGACCAAACAAGATGGGTCACAAGTGATTCGAGAGGTTTTGGTTTCCTCGTTGCCAGCGGATTACTATCAGTCTCCTTTGCTTGCCGCAGGCGGGTGGTCGACGGATCTGGTGGACATTTTCTTGCTGCTCACTCCGTTGGCTTCAGGAACTGTTGATGGGGGTGGGGCGATCAATGACTTCCGAGGAGTCTACAAGGACGAGACTCCAATGCAAATCTACGATGCGCCACCCAATACAGTAGGTGTGCCCCTGAATCTCACCCCGAACGGTGCTTTTATTGTGGGGAACGACGGCATCTGGATTCCAGACTTTAGCGACGACGCTACCCTTGCCGCACAGTACCCCCTAGCAAGCCCTACAGACCTTGCCACCTTGCGGCAGCAGCTTACTGCTGGGCGGGTGCTGTTGGCGCTTCCTAAGGGCACATTGCCCTCGGATAGCAGCTATGCAGTCACTTATGTTGTGTATGGTGACGAAGGGGTCAAGAACATTGAGCCCAGCCCGACCGAGTACCTCGTGCTGGGTGATCTTGGGTTCACCTATGATGAGGACACGGACTATGCTGCGTTGTTGACTGGGGGGCGTTGATGGCTGACCAGCCTGCTGACAAGAACCTGCTCCCCTCTTTGCTGAGTCAGAATCCGGCTCCGTTCGAGAAAGATTCGCAAGACCGTAAGGATAAGGTCCGATCCCAGGTTGATCGGATCATGGAGGTGTTCCTCAAGGTCTTGCCGAGCAACTACGTTTCTCAGGTGACTGGGCCACTCTATACCATTCAGCTCCAGGCACTTGCCGAACGCATTGCGGACTTTCAGATCACCGCCCAGGAAGCCTTTGCAGATAATTCCTATGACTACACCCGGTCGGAGGTGCTCTGGCAGATCCTCGGTGCTCTGGTGTTCCCGGATGCCGGGGTTGTCGGAGCACCCGTACTTGAGGGAGATATCACATATCGGACATTCCTCCGCCGGATGGTGGAGTTGCTGTTGCAAGGCTCTACGGCTCAGACACAAAAAGAAGGTGTCGAGCTGCTGACCACAGCAATCGTGGAGGTCATTGAGCGCAGTGTTGCTGCCAGGCAGACTCCTAATTCAGCCTGGGGCTTTGATGATCAATTTACCTTTGAGGTGAACGTTACCGGTAGCCGCACCACAGACACTGTGCCTCCTGTGATCCTGGAGGACTTTCCTTCCAACTTGCTTACTTTGCAGAACAATACATTGCTGGTCTTGAGGGCACTCAAACCGGCACACACGCTCTATGAGTTCCGCTCTCTGTTTCAGGAAGTTTTTGGTGCCCTGTTCACGGACACCGTTGAGTGGGAGTACGAGCAGTACCATTATGAGGATTTCCGTCGCTTTTGGCTTGGAGCCAAATGCATCACGGGAACGGCAGGGATCACACTGACGGATCGCACACTATTTAGTGACCCCACTCGGGATTTCACAGCAATTCAAACCGGGGCGGTCTTGCAAATTCTGACAGGGGCTAATTCCAGCACAGGTGGTTTGGGCACCTCAGAAAAGCGGGAAGACTACCCGGGGCATTTCCGGGTAGTCGACATTCGAGCTTTTGCCGTCGATGATGCAGTGCCTCGGGCGTACACCACAGTCTCGGGCTTATCTGGTACAGCAACCGTGTCAGGGGCAGTGCTGACAGACCCTGTTCAAGATTGGGCATTGGCACCAGAAGGGGACATCCTTACTTTCACGTCCGGTCCAAATGCAGGTCAGTACCGATTGCAGACTGTGCTGGGATTAGGGGGCGGACCTTGTGGATTTGCTGTGGGCCCCTCGACTCAGGTTCGAGTTGCGCCAAGTTTGCTGAGGGTGCGACCACGAATGGCACAGGCACTTTCGGGTCAATCCTACAAAGTAGACGTTGATCGGCTTGGGGTGTGCGTTCCACACACGGTCTTGGCTGAGGACGTCTCCGACCAGTTCATTCTGTAGCACTAGCCTCCCTATACTAGATCTCTGTTGAGGCTTTGATCCGGCGGAGAACGTGAATGGCTGCAATTATTGAGACTACCTTGTACGAATGGTCTGGTGGTCCCGTAATTCCAGGCTCCACCGTAACAGGTGCCAGTCGTGATGATCTGCGTCGTCCTTATGAGGTGTTCTGTCACTCCGTAGATCCCGGGGTCACCTACGCCTGGACTCTTTCTTTCACACCATCTTCTCCTGGCTCCGTGGGTCTGGCTACCCCGAATGAAGGAACCCCCTCCGCTGCGACACTGACGGCTCCTGCAGCTCGAGATACCACTTTCGTTGTGGACTTCGAGGGAAGCTACCTGCTCAACCTTGTCGTTGACCTAGGTCTTCCATCAGAAAGCACCCAATCTGTTCGACTTCGTCGCTTGACCAACTTCGGGAAGATCAAGTTGGTTGCTTCTGGTGAGCGGCGGGATGTGACGGGAGTCATTCCCGTCGATGTGTCCGTAGACGGGTGGGCTCTGGATCAAAACCAAAACCTTCAGCGTCTGATGCTCATGGTGCGTCGGGGGATGACCTCGGGAAGAGTTGTTTTCGTAGACGCTAACCGTGGACGTGACAACACAAACACGCCGAATGACCCTGCTGTGCTGGTTGACCTGCCAGGTGGGGACCCCTCAGCCCTAGAGGCAACGGGGACAAAGCTGGCTGCCGAGGGCTTTGCCGACTTTTCGACCATTGGGGCAGGCATCACCTACGCAGCAGCCGCCGTTGCTCGGGGTGAAGCTGCACCATCTTCAGCGCAACCCTATTTCGTTGTCATCCAGCCAGGGGTGTATGACGAGGATCTGGTTCTTCTCCCCCACATTCATCTGATTGGCAACTGTGCCCCTCCGGATCTGTTCTACAACATGACCCTGACAGCTTATGAGATCAATGCTTCTGTGTTGATCCGCTCCGTGGGTGCAGCAAGCCATACATTTACTGCTGCCGCAGGTTTCAACGACCAAGTGACCCTGGTGAACCTAGGTTTCACGGATGCTGTTGCCCGCACGGACTCCCTGTGGAACTTTGTAGGGGGCAAGACCACATTCAAGGATTGTGTGTTTTGGGAAACAGGGGCACATGCTAACCAGGGCTCGATCATTCTGACTGATTCCGCAACACACGGAACCAAAATCACTTTGTCCCATTGTAGGCTTTACAAAGAGGGTCTTGGCGAACCTGTCATTCGTTTCAATTCCGTGCTGAGTGAGCTGGATGTTATTGAGCATTCCATTGTGTCACAGAGTGGTTCCGTAGATGGCATCTGGTTCAATGAGCAGCTAAGGGCAACAACATTACTTCTGATTCAGGACTCAGAGGTTTCTGGATCCTTGTTGGGTGTGGGTTTCTGTGGGGATTTCCTCCGGTGCACCCGATCATTCATCAGTGGTGTGAATGCTCTGACTATTGCGGCTCTGGTAGCTCCTGGTCCGAAAGCTGGTGTCATGGACATGGTGCTCCAGGATTCGCAGCTGCTCGGGGCTGTGAATTTTGATAGCAACCTGTGTGGTACCACATCCCTACTGTACAGGAATACTTTTGGCACTACAGCTGCGGATATTGCACTCACTTTGGTTGGGGGTGGGGCATCTCCAACGGCATTTGGACCACTTGGAGTTTTCCCCGTCAACTATAAGCAGGTGGGTAACGTTGGCAGTCCTCATCAGCTGATACTCTCGGATGAGATTGTCGGTTGCCTGAGCAACACAGGAGTTGTCTCCGTGATCCTTCCAATGCCTCAAGCAGGGCATCGGGTTACCATCAAGGATGAGGGGGGGGCTGCTTTCACGTCCAACATCACCATCACCCCGATGGCGGCAACAATTGACGGTGGACCTAACTTGATCCTCAATGTGAACTTTGCAGCGGCAACGCTTTACTATAACGGCACGAACTGGTTCGTGATTTGAGGTCGTCATGAGCTACAAGCTAGGAGAAGCCCCAGCCTTGGCGACGACCACAAACCCGGTCGTTGTCTCTACAGCAACGGCGCCCAATCTGGGGGACGTCCTAACGGCAAGTGGTCCAACTGCAGCCGCTTGGCTTCCAGCTGCCGGGGGTGGGGCGGAGATCTTTGCCAAACGGGGTGCCTCTACCATCACCATTGGCCCCGTTGGTTCGGGGGGTGGTACAGCTACCTCGAATGTCACCACGTGGTTCAATGAGGGCATCATCATCCGTATTCGTCTGGCAGCATCGGCTAACACAGTTCAAACGACACTGGAATTCTATGCCAGGGATACTTTCCTGGCAGCAGACTTGCTGTACCAGGCAACTAACGTTGATGCCTGGAACAATGCTTACATTGATCTCGTTCCTGACTATTACACGGATGAGGACGCCACAGCAGAACTTCACGTAAAGATCACGAACAACGGTGCAAATCCTGCATCTTATGATCTTGAGGTTGTAGGATTGGGGCAGTAGAATGGCACCGATCCTCGGTGGCTATGGTCAAAACCCATATGGGTTTTCATTTTATGGGAGTGCCCCGGAGCCTGTTCCCATCACGGGGGCCATCAGTCTGGATGGCTATCATATTGAGGTGTTTTTCGCCTCCGCCGTACCATTTGGTGGTGGGCTTTCCAGTCCAGTTTTGTGGGTGCTTACCTCAACCTGGGGGGTCTCAGCTACCGTTATCTCAGTAGTGCCAGGGACTTCGGTTCCTCTGGGTGTAACTTCCGTTGTGCTGGAGCATACAGGGACAACTCTGGGTGGGTTGTGTGTTGTGTCCTACTTGGGAGTCCTGCTCCTTGGAACGGCAACTATTTTCACCCAAGGAGATGTCCCTTCAGTTGTCACAACTGCTCCAGCGGGCAACCAGCTTCTTCTATCCTTCGACCATGCTTTGCTGCCTGCAGCAATGCTACCCCCCGGCAGTAGCACACCTAGTGACCCCACATCCTACGTATTCTCTAGCACCTATCCCGTGGATCTGGTGCCCCAGACCGCTACCCATCCTTACGGGGGAGATGCCTCCAAGGTTCTGATCACTACCTTGGGGATGACCTCCGTTACCTACAACGGAGTCATTGGTCCCTCAACTGCCTTGGATTACAACGGCACGTACCTGCCAAGTGCGGGCACCACTTTCAATGCTACGTCCGTAGGTACGGGTACGTCTGTTATTACGAGCGGCAGCCTGCGAATGAGCCGTGGTGCAGGGACATCTTATGGGTGGAAATGGACTGATACCTCTGGGCAGTTGGTACCAACTTCAACTTTTCGGGTGGATCTGGCACTAGATGCCTCCGTGGCATCCTTCCTACCAACAGCAAATGGTCAGCAAGTGCTGTCCCTGTACCTGGAGGATGCTGGTACGGGTTTGGGTGCCGAAGTCATCGTTACCCTGCAGCGAACTGGAGGGGGTACTGATCAGATTCGGTTGCGGAGTGGAGCCTACGACGTAACGTTCAATGCCAATTGGTCTTCAGGACCTAAGACTATCTCACTTCTCCGAAATCTAAGAGCTGGCTTCTACACTTTGATGGTGGATCAGACCATCATTGCCTCGGCATTGCTTGCAAGTTTCACTGGGATCTCAAATGCGGGTCCCGCTGTAACAGTTCTTCTGGAGAATGGAGCTTTCTCGGTTTCCAATTTCAAGGTCTCGAATCTGCTGACCACGGCGAGTCAGACTCTCTATTCAGACTCCTGGAACTTTATCCACAGCCTGTCCACAGTAGTTGTGGGGAATCCAGGGCTGACTCGACCGTGGCTTCAAACGAAACGTGGACCTTTGGTAAAGAACTGGGGTGACGCTACTCCAGCGACCAAGAATGACGTTGCGGTTAGGGTGAATGGAGTCAGTGTCCCCATTCTTGATGTGAACCCGTATCTTGGACGAGTTGCGCCTACAGTACCCATTCCATTGCTTCCTCCTGGACACCCACAGGGTCATGTAGACGTTGACTACGTCTGGTTCCAGTCACCGATCATGGAGATGGAGGGTCTCAACTATCCTGGGTTGGGGCTCAACATCTGGAATCGCACTACGGGGAGAAACTCCCAGACACAAGTGCCCTGCCTAGGGGCAGTTCCTGCAGGACAACGTTTCCCGATGGGGGTTGTGCTGGGGCCTATTGCCCGACCCAAGCCCTTGTTGATCGGGCATCGTTACATGGGCTTTGAGCGGGAATACTCGGCATTGCTGAATTCCCCGACATCGTTGTTGCTCAACCAGAGTCCTTTCCGGACGGCTATTCCAGGATTTGTGACCCGAGAGGAACCTGACTCAGGGAATTTTGAGGGCACGATTCCTCCGGTCACATCGGATCCCGTTTGGGCGCTTTACGGAGTCGATGCCGGGCAAATCAATAATGATGGCACCTACACGGTCGTGGACAACCAGACCGGGTACTATGACCCCGCTTCTATTCCTGCTGCAGTCTATTCCCGGCTTCTGCTTGCACCTTTGCCGTCTACGGTAACCTTGACGGGTCGTTTCCAGGTTCTGAGTAACACCCCGGATGGAATTTTCACAGGGGTTGGGTTCGGTTGTCATGATAATCAGCAGCTGTACCTAGCCGGGGCTCTGCTGGTTAACGGGGTTGAGCATGTCGGGCTGCTCAAGGATGCCCGGCGGGCTGCTCATACGGATGGCTGGACTATTGGGCCCTCCGCTACAGCAACCATCACTAGTCGCACGACTATTGAGCTGGCAACGCTGGATGCTCCAGCTGATTTTCAAGACGGTAACAGGTTCCAGATCCTGGTGGGATCTCAAATTGGGGTCTACACGGTCTCGAACGTGGTGCGGCATCTAGATGGAAAGTTGCTCGCAGATGTGAGCCCATCGTTCCCTGTGGAACCGCACTACTACGGGAACAAGTATCCGACTATCATTTTTGAGGCACTCTGGACGGGCACGCTGGCGAACAATCGGTTCTCCACCTACCGCATGACCGTATCTACCACCTTGAAAACAGCCCTGCTCACCATGTCAGGGCAAACTACAGCTGTGGTGGCTACTGGATCAGCGCCTCTGCCTCGTCCTGGTGAGTCCTCGTTGATGTTTTCAACGGCTGATCAGGGTCAGGTATTTTGGGGCTCCCTTAGCTATCAGGCACTGTCCTCGTCCCGGTGGTCGTTCTATCGCTACCGGGTGCGCCCGGATGAAAATCAGGCTCGCAGTCATTCCAAAACCGTGCTTGCTGACATGACGGCACTGCCTGAGAATGAAACGGATGACTGGTTCATCCCTCAGAGCTTTGGTTACCCTAGGGCACTGGGCAGTCAGGTGCTGCTCAAGTCAACGTCTTCCAGTGAGACGCTGCCCTTTACTTTTGGTTATGAGCGCATTGAGCCTTTCCTAGACCCGAAAGCAAACGTTGACCTAACGGCGTCTTTCTTGGTTGACACGGGGGTGTTGGGGGCTGGGGACGCGCTGATCACGATCAATGATAGTTTGCGTGAGGTACAACTAGGAACCATCTGTTACTGGGAGAGTGCCCTCAACACTCCGTACCGACAGCTACTCAAGCTGCCAGTGGTCAGTCTGGCAGGTATGCGATTCCCCACGGATCAAGGATGGACAGAGAACCTTGCCCCAAGTTCAGCCTCCGTTGATGGGGATGACTTTGTAGTCACACAGAATCTTGGGTCTACCTGTGAGTATATCCAAGCCCTAGACACGAGCACTTTGATCTGCCCTGACTCCCAAGAACGAGTCATGGAAGCCACTCTGGCTGTAGATGCCTACACGGTTGGGGCTACTGGTATCCACTTCTTCCTGGTCAACATTATGGGTTCCAGGATTGAGGTTCGACTTAGTACGACTCCCTACCAAGTTCAATTGCTGGATGAAACAGGAGTCCGGGCGTCCTACAACTTCAACTGGAATGATGGTGCGTTTCACACCTACCGGGTTGTAGCTTCCGGTGGGGTGTACACACTATCCATCGATGATGCTGTGCAAGCACCCCCGGTGGCTCATGCTGATCCAGGTGGGGATCGCTGTTATTTCGGGGCTGGAAATGCAGCCCACTCCAGTGTGGTTCGTTGGAGAGCAGTCTCTTTCTCGATTTTGCCCCCAGCTGGGGTTTTCCGTACGTTTGGTGTCTGGAAGGGTGATGACAAAGACGACATCAACAACTGGGAGTTGCCCCGTACAGACACCTCGGATGCCCTGAACTCTGATCAGGTTGGGCCCGCAATTGAGGCAAATGGTTTCTGGGATTGGCGGAACCCGATGATTCAGCTTAGGGTTCTGAGGACTTCTGATTGGGGGGTGACTGTCTATCGCCCGGATTTGCCCCCGCCGCCTTACTATGTGCCTGAAACTCCAGGCGTGCCCGGCACGGGCTATATGAACCAGACGACGGAGCCTTCGCTGGGTTGGATCAACGTTGAGTACCCTAACCTTCCGAAGGCACGTCGAACATTCGGGTCAATCTCGTTTGGCGCTCTGGATTCTCGTTCCGTAACCCAGCAAGTTTGGGACTACGTACGGTACCGTTTGTTCCTGCCTGACCCCGTGGGTTACAAAGCGCCCCAGCACATGGTGCTGAACCAGGCAAACGTCATTACCAGTGGAGAGAGAAACATCGCTGTCGAGCAAGAGACAGTGGTGATTCAGGTTGTTGATGACCGGCGGGTAACGCTCAAACCGATCCACATCTACGCCCAGGACATCTACAAGGTCGTGGATGGAAACACGATCTACACCCGTGAGTCCTGGGACTGGGATGCTGATGCCCAGCTGATCACCCTCAAGACTGCAACTTTCGTAAACACCACTGTCACAGTGGTGTTTACTGCGGGCAAGCCAGTCACCAACACCTACCTGCTTCAGCAGCCAGTGCTGGACAGCGTTACGCTGTTGAACGAGGGCACTCCACCGGTTCCGAAGTCCCAGGTGGGACCTTCGATTATGGTGATCGGTGGTGACCCCGAGGAGCTGACCTACGAGGATTATCCGGTGGTACTGATCACCGGGGTCAATATCGGCACCGGGGTGTTCACGGTTGCAGGGAATCAGAATACGGATCTGCTCCTGGACGGCAAGATCACGGTTGCAGGCAGCACCGGTAATGATGGCACCTACACCATTCTGACTCGTGCTCTGGTTGGGGGCAGCACCGAGTTCACTGTGACGGAAACCATCCCTGATGGGACAGTTGATGGCACCTTAACCTGGAAAAATTCCAGGCTCTACGAGAATCTCAGTTTCATGCAAGTGACTGATGGAGGTTCTCAGCGCCTCATCAGATCTATTGGGGAGGGCTTCGTTCCAGCCGGCGAGACCGGATGGATGTCGGGCGAAGGCGAGCCTGTTTATAGCCCTGCTGGCACGGGGGCGCCGCTTGGGGGGGTGGGTGACTGTGCAGGGCTGAGCGCCACAGGGACCTTTGTAGGGGCTCCTGCAGCGGGATCTGCTTGGTGGTTCAAGGGTGCCAAGTTTTCAGAGCCCGGGCCTCGGATGTGGCCCGGTGTGCTGGATCAGCTGGGTGGTATGCCTGGCAGTTTCCTGATTGCCTGTGGTGGCATCAATATGATGGGGCCCACTGTGGATGGGGCTGGCAAGATCAATGGGGACGCCCCACAGGGTGGGTTGCTCAACCAAACTCAGCTGTATGCGAACTTCCCCAGCACGCCCCTAGAAGTTCATACCGTGTCTATCTGGGATGATGGTAGCTCGGATTGGGATGCCGGGGGTACTTTCTGGGATTCCACCACGCTTCATCTGCCTCAGCCAGATTCGGCTGCCATCAATATGCAGACCGAGTGGGACTTGAGGGTCACTTTCGCTGAGCGCTGCGTTTTTGCAAGTCCAAGCACAATCTGGTTTGATTTGATTGACGCAT